CCCATGCTTGAAATCTGCGCCGAACTCTCGGCCAACCACAACGGCTCGCTCGAACGCGCGCTGAAGATCGTTGACGCTGCTGCGGATGCTGGCGCCGACTTGTTCAAGGTCCAGGTGTGGGAGCCGGGCACGATGTGCGTGGATCGCTCCTACGTGATCCCATCCGGGGCCTGGGCCGGGCGCAGGATGTTCGAGCTGTACGAGGAGGCGTGGACCCCGTGGGAGTGGCTGCCTGACATCTTCAAGCGCTGCCGCGCCCGGGGGATGGAGCCATTCGGCGCTGCTTTCGACAATGCCTCTGTGGACTACCTGGAATCGCTGGGCGTCAAGCGGCACAAGGTCGCCTCGTTCGAGCTGGTGGACCTGCCGCTCATCCGGTACATGGCGAGCAAGGGCAAGCCGGTGATGCTGAGCACGGGGATGGCCGCGAGGTGGGAGGTGCAGGCGGCCATGGCGGCAGCGCTGCCGAACTGCTTCCCACTGGCCTGCGTCAGCGCCTATCCATCGAGGCCGGAGGACGTGGTCTTGCGCTACTGGGCTGACATGTTCGATGACTGGGGCCTGTCGGATCACTCGCTCGGGTGCGGCGTGGCCGCAGCCGCTGCGGCGCTGGGCGCCACCTACATCGAGAAGCACCTCACGCTCTCCCGCTCTGACGGTGGACTGGACTCCGGCTTCAGCATGGAGCCGGCTGAGTTCGAGCTGATGGTCGAGACCTGCCACCAAGCGCATGACGCGTCGCAGCCGAACAAGCGCCGCCCGAAGCCCGGGGGCGAGAACGACACCATGCGCCGCTCCCTGTGGGTGGTGAAGGACACGCCGGCAGGTGCTCGGCTGGTGCTGGGCGACAACGTGCGCACCGCGCGCCCGGCCTCCGGGCTACCATGCTACACACCGCTCGATGGCAAGTGCGCGTTCAAAGACCTGGCGGCCGGTACGCCGCTCACCCTGGGAGACATCGCGTGAAGCTCAGCCACATCCCGATGCACGTCGACATCCTCGAGATGACGGGCGAGCTCAACACCATGGGTTGGCCGGACTACAAGATCGAGATCGCCGCCGGAGTGGGGTCGGGCTACATCGCCCAGATGCGCCGCGGTCGTATCGTGAACCCCGGCTACCAGACCGCCGCGCGCTTCTACAACTTCTGGCTTTCTGAAACTGGACAGTCTCACACCGCGACAACCTGATGGCACATGGGGCACACTCAACAACCATGAGCGAAGGCAAGAACGGCCGACCCACGAAGTACCGCCCTGAGATGGACGTGCAGGCGGAGAAGCTGTGTCTCTTGGGCGCAACCAACGAGCAGATGGCCGATTTCTTCGGCGTGGCCGTGGCAACCATTCACAACTGGATGGATGCGAATCCCAGCTTTCTGGACGCCATTACGCGCGGAAAGGTCATTGCTGACGCAGAGATCGCCTCTGCCCTGTGGAATCGCGCGAGGGGCTACAGCCACAAGGCCGTGAAGATCATGTTGGTGGACAAGGAAGTTCGGCACGAGGAATACGTGGAGCACTTCCCGCCAGACACGCAAGCCGCGTCGTTGTGGCTGCGCAACCGCCAGCCTGCCCTGTGGCGCGACAAGACCGAGGTGGGAGTGACGGACAAGGACGGGAACGACGTTCCGCTTGCCCCCCAAGAGGTCGCGCGCCGCGTGGCGTTCCTGTTCTCTCAGGCCGAGGCTGCCGAGCAGCGGCCGGAAGGGTCAACAGTCCAATGAGCCAGCCCGTATTCTCCCCGACCGGCCCCACGGTCCTGGTCGCTGCCTCGAGCAGCACCAGCGTGGCAGCCACCGCCCTGAGCACCACCGAGGGCGTCGTGCACGCCGTGCGCTTGTGCTACCCGACCACGGGCGGCTCCGGCGTCCCGGTGTACGCTGCGCTTGGCAGCAGCAGCATTGCCGCCGCCGTGCCGACGACAGCCACGCCTGCGGCCGGCATGCCGGTCCCTGCGGACTCGGACTTCATCATGCTGGCTGGCCCCGGGCTCTCGTTCGCGTGGCTGAGCGCAGTCACTTCCGCGGGCACCGCAGCGCCGGGCCTATTCGCAACCCCCGGCGTCATGACACGCTAGGAGACCATCATGGGCTTCGCCGCCAGAATCACTACCAGCCTCTTCGGCAACCGCTTCGGGTTGCAGTCGATGAGTTCCAACGTCAGCGGCACCGGCCGCTCGGGCAACCCGCCGGATTTCCTGTGCGGGCCCGAGGACATCCGCATGTCCGTGACCACGAGCGAGACGACGGCCACGAACCTCGCGGCGTACGGCGTGAGCTACCTCACCTCGGCTGCCTCGAGTGGCGTCTACACGCTCGACCCGCCGATCCCCGGTGTGCGCAAGTCGGTCGTGTTCGGCACCACGGGCGCCACGGTCTACCTGAAGACGGCCAACAGCGAGACGTTCATCAGCACGCTCGGCACGTCGATGACGGTGGCCAAGTCCACGCAGAACGCGATGGCGGTGCTCAACCTCATCGGCCTGACCACGGCGCAGTGGGGCGTGAGCTTCGGCCTGAGCACGGCGAGCCTGTCGCTCACGACGACCACGTGATCGGTCACGCCAGCGCCCGGGGCTTCAAAGCCGGGCGATCTTCGCTCTGAGGAGGGCACTGGGAATGAAGGAACTGGCAACGCTGCTGCGGCAGTTCGCCGATCGTGTCGAGTCCGGCAAGCAACTGAAGGACACGGTGCATTGCGCCGTGATCCTCGGCAATCGCAAGGGCGAGACACAGGCCACCTACATCGGGCAAGAGGTGCCGGCCCAAGCGGTCGGCATCAGCCTGTGCGCCGGCGGCATCCAGAACTGGGCCAGCGACATCCGCACCCTCGTCGTGCGCGGCACGACCAAGGGGAGCAGCTGATGGCTGAATTGAAGATCGCCCTTGTCGGCTCCGCGCCGGCGTCGTTGCGCCTCGCCCCGTACCAGGACCCCGAGTGGCAGATTTGGGGCTGCTCGCCGGGCCTCTTCGGCTACGCATCCCGGGTTACGGAGTGGTACGAGCTGCACCTGTGGGAGCCCGGCCAGCCGTGGTTCTCGCCCGAGTACTGCCAGTGGTTGAAGAACCTGCCCACGCGCGGCGTCAAGCTGTGGACGGGCGCGCCGGTGGGCGACCTGCCGGGCTCCGAGGTGTTCCCCTTCGACGAGATCCAGGCCGAGTTCGACCCTCACGACTGGTTCTGCTCGTCGACTGTCTACTGGATGATGGCCAGGGCGATCAAGATGGGCGCCACGAAGATCGGCTTCTGGGGCATCGACATGGCCGCCGGCGAGGAGTACGAGATGCAGCGCGCCGGTCTGCACTTCCTGTCCTACATCGCACGCGCTCGAGGCATCGAGGTCGGCATCCCGATGGAGTCGGACCTCTTCACGCCGCGCTTCCGCTACGGGCAGCACGAGTGGTCGCACTCGTTCCGCAAGTGGCGCGCGCGCCGGGCGGAGCTCGACGGCCGCGTGATGGAGGCCGATCGCATGTCGCGCGCGAAGGCCGATGAGGCCACGTTCCTGCGCGGCGCCATCGACGACGTGAACTACATGCACTCGACCTGGGTGCACCGCAACGCGCACCTGGGGCCTGACCTGGTGCCGAAGGTGCTGCAGGCGCCGGTGGACTTCGAGCCCTCGGCACCCATCGAGCTGCACGAAGACCCGCCGGCCCCCTACGGCCTGAAGGCGGACGGCACGCCCAAGGCCAAGCCCGGCCGCAAGAGGACGCGCAAGGGGCGCGGGGTGCGCATGATCGACGGGGCCAACCCCAGGTAGTTCGGTGTTAGACGAGATCCTGGCCCGGTACGGCGCTCTCCCGGAGGACCGGCGGGCCAAGGTCGAAGCGCAGGTGCGCGCCGGCACGAAGGACATGCGCTGGGTTCCGAACCCGGGCCCGCAGACACGCGCCTACTTCTCCCAGGCCGACGTGCTGCTGTACGGCGGCGAGCCGGGCGGCGGCAAGTCGCAGTTGATCCTTGGCCTCGCGTTCAACGAGCACCAGCAGGTTCTCGTGATGCGCCGCGAGTACGGCGACCTCGACGGCCTCATCAACGACGCGCTGCGAATCCACGGCAGTCGCGACGGATTCAACGGCAGCCCACCGCCGAAGTTGCGCATCGACGATCGGCACCTCATCAGCTTCGCGGCCGCGCATCGGATCGGTGATGAGCAGGGCCAGATGGGCAAGGGCCGCGACCTGATCGGCATCGACGAGGCCACCCACTTCGCTGAGAGCCAGGTGCGCTTCGTGATGGGCTGGAACCGCTCTGATGACCCGAAGCAGCGCTGCCGGGTGGTGATGGCCACGAACCCGCCTCTGAGGCCAGAGGGCCTGTGGGTCATCAAGATGTTCGCCCCATGGCTGGACCCGACCTATCCCTTCCCGGCCAAGGATGGGGAATTGCGCTGGGTCATCAGCGACGAGGACGGCAACGACAAGTGGGTCGACGGCCCCGGCGAGTACGAGACCGTGGTGGCCGGCGTGCACAAGATGGTGCGCGCGCAGTCCAGAACCTACATCAAGGCCTCGGTCAAGGACAACCCGTATTACGCGGGGACCGGCTACGAGGACCGCCTGGCCGCCATGCCCGAGCCGTGGCGCTCGCTGCTCTTGGGCGGGTTCCGCACCGCGTTCAAGGACGTGCCGAACCAGGTCATCCCGACCGTCTGGGTGACGGAAGCTCAGAAGCGTTGGAAGAACACGCCTCCCAAGGGCGTGCCCATGTGCGCGATCGGCGTGGACGCCAGCGGCGGCGGGGACGACCCGATGATCCTGGCTCGGAGGTGCGACGGCTGGTTCGACGAGATGGTCGAGATTCCTGGTCGCGACATCCCGATGGACCGGCAGGGCGCCTACTGCGCCGGCATCATCATCAGCTACCGCAAGGACAACGCGCAGATCGTCATCGACCTGGGTGGCGGGTACGGCGCCAGCACCTACGAGCAGTTGCGGGCCAACCTGCCGGACCGCGGTGGCCAGCGGCCGGTGGTGGGCTACAAGGGGGCCGAGGGCACGACGCGGCGCTCGATTGACGGCAACTTCGGCTTCCCGACCAAGCGCGCGGCCGCCTACTGGGTGTTTCGGGAAGCGCTCGACCCCGGCCAGCCCGGCGGCAGTCCGATCGCGCTCCCGCCGGATCCGCAACTGCTGGCCGACCTGACCGCGCCGACCTTCACGCCGACGTCCAAGGGCATCGACATCGAGCCGAAGGACAAGGTCGTGGAGCGCCTCGGTAGGTCCACCGACCGTGGTGATGCGGTGGTGATGGCGTGGTTCGAGGGGCCGCGGATGCTGACGAATGCTGCCGACTGGATGGACCTCGAGCCCGGCCGGTGGGGGATGCAAAAGGCGGTCCAAGTGGTAGGATCGGCGCGCACGCCGCTATCGGTCACGCGCCGACGATAGGAGAACACCCATGGGCAACTTCTGGCAGGACCTGCGCGAGACCGCGCACCGAGTCGACCCGATCGGCGCGAACCTCGTCGACAACATGATCCGCACCGACAGCCGCGTGGCGGCCGAGGTGTCGCGCGGCGCAGACCGGCTGCTCGGTCGGCCGACCCCGATGGGCCGGCTCACCCGCGACGAGTCGCGGCGCAACATCAAGGATCCATCCCGGGCGGTGGGGCGAGCGGCGGCGACGCTGGCGCTGATGTACGGGGCATACAGTGCCTACGGTGCAGTCGGCGGCGGTGCTGGCGCTGCTGCGGCCGGCGGGGGGTCGGCCGGTACTGCTGCTGGCGGGTACAGCGCCGGTGCATTCGAGGGCTACGCCGGCACGCAGGCCGCGGGCGGTAGCCTGGCCGCGGGCGCAGGTACAGGGACGCTGGGCGGTGGTGCTGGTTCGGCGGCGGGGTACGGGTTCACGTCCGAGCTCGCGACGGCCGAACTACTCGGCGGCGCGGCTGCGGGTGGCGCGGCTGCGGGTGGCGGGGCTGCGGGTGGCGCCGTCTCAGGCGCTGGAACGCAGACCGCCGCCACGACGCCGACCAACGTGTCAAACCCAGTTTCGCCATACCGTCGCGCAGCCGAGTCCATCGGCACGGGCATCGCCACGAACTACGTCACTTCGCTGCTGGCCCCGAAGCCCGACACGCCGCAGGTCGAGCCGGTGACCCCAATGCCGGACCCCGAGGCCCAGGCCGCAGCACGCAAGCGCAAGGCGGCGTTGCGAGCGCGACAGGGCCGGGTGTCATCGATCCTCACTGCGCCAGGCGGCTACTGAGATGGACGCGAAGAAACTGTCCGACGTCGCCGACGACCTGTTCGGCAAGAAGGCGCCGTTGAACTCCCTGCACCAGGAGATCGCGGACAACTTCTACCCCGAGCGCGCCGACTTCACGCTGAAGCGCTCGCTCGGCAACGACTTCGCTAGCAATCTCATGTCCAGCTACCCCGTGCGCACGAGGCGCAGCCTGGGGGATCAGTTCTCCTCGATGCTGCGCCCGACCGCCAAGCCGTGGTTTCACGTGATGCGCAAGCACAACGACAAGGACGAGGACACCGAAACGAAGGCATGGCTACAGTACTTCGAAGACGTGCAGCGCCGCCTGATGTACGAGCGCGCGGCCTACCTGACGCGCGCCACGAAGGAGGGTGACCACGACTTCGCCGCCTTCGGCCAGTGCGCGCTGAGCGTCGAGCTGAATCGGGACAAGAACGGGCTGCTCTATCGCTGCTGGCACCTGCGCGACATGGCCTGGCAGGAAGATGCCGAGGGCTGCGTCGGCTTCGTCACTCGCAAGTGGAAGGCGCCTGCGCACCAGATCGTGAACACGTTCAAGAAGGTGTCCCGGCAGATCACCGAGGCGCACGAGAAGAACCCCTTCGAGGAGTTCGAGCTGTTGCACATGGTCGTGCCCAGCGAGATGTACGACAAGGACAGCCGGTTCCCGCGCGTGTCCATCTGGTACGACCGCAACCACGACTTCC